TCAAAGCCTGGGACGCCGCACGGATCAGGCTCAACGCCTAGTGCCTCGCGGCTTTCGGCCAGTTTTCACGCCCAGAAATCCGATCTTTTGCGCAATCTCCCGCGCCAACAGAATCAAACACTTACGTTTGCGTTTTGGGGAAGGAATTTCCTCTATCTCAGCCCGTCCGGGCAACACAACTCCTCCCCTGATCATCCAATTAAAGATACACAAAAATAATATTGCGCCCGCTATAAGGTGTGTGTATATTCAAACCATCGAAGGGCAAAAAGCCCAGACCGGCACCTCGCGGAATCAGGGGTGGGGAAAAACATGATCATCGCCCTCGCCCACGACCATTTCGATGCCGACAAGCTGGACGCCGTAAAGGCCGAAATGACCATCCTTGGCGCTCCGGTTATCAAAGCTGTATGGATGGAGTGCTTTGGCCACTGGGCCGCCCTTGAAGGCTGCCATCGCATCCGCGCCGCCGCCGAGCTTGGCATGACTCCGGTAATCGAAGAAATCGAGTACAGCGAAGACGTCACGCTGGCCGAACTGGCCTGCGACGATGCCGACGAGGGATATACAGTCGCGCAGATCGCCGATGACTCCTACCGCACCGAAACCATCACCTTCGAGAGTTGAGCAATGAGCCACGACAACCGCAGCCGCATCACCATCGAGCAGCCAGGCAAGCCAATGCTCTACCAGGCAACCGACCTACCAGGCTGGGAGATGGTCGGGACCGTGACCCGCGGCGAAGGCGATACCGGTGCCCTAGTGCGCAATCTGACCACTGGCAACTACGCGCAAGCCAATGCCGGGTCGATCCGCACACTCGACCAACGCAAAGTGCGCGCTGCGATAGATCCGGCCGCGAAAAAGCTCGACGGCGGGAAACGGGTCAACGTCTATCTGGATGAGGCCAGCTTGACCCGGGCGGCGGAGCTAGGCGGCGGGAATGTGAGCGAGGGGATTCGCAAGGCGCTAGCGGCTGAGTGAGTCATACGCTTTCTCACAAGCCGACCCAGCTATTCCTCGCTCGTCTGCAACTCCAGCATAGAGTTGAGCAGCCTCTCCAATCCGGCCGAACACGTCGGCTCGCACTCGGGCGTTGCCTTCGGCTGCCTGGCTGAGCTGGGCAGTGATGGCATTGCCGGCGTCACGACTGCGTTGCTCAGCTGCGGCGAGGCGCTGCTGCAGGCGCTCAAGAGCACTGCCAGCGCGCTCAGCATCGCTACGCGCGACAGCCAGTTGTTCCTGCGCCTCTGCATCTGCTTTCTCCGTTGCGGCCTGGCGCCGCTGGTTTTCCTGCATGACGTAAAGCGCAGCGCGGCGGTCGCGCTCGCTGACTTCGGTGCGGTAGGTGGCTAGGTCCGCCTGTGCCTTAAAGGCAACAGACTGCGCCGATAGCACCCGGATCTGCTGCCCGCCGGCCACTAGGACCAAGGCAAGGACCCAGTAGGACCAGCTGGGCACAAACTTCAGCCAGGCGGTCATCGCATCACCTCACGCACGGCCGCGGCGAATCGAGCCGGCCAGCGCTCCGGATGTGGTTTTCCTGGCCGCCAAGTCCTGGCGTACAGCGCCCATCCGCCAGCCGCGTCATGCTCGCTTGGCAGCGGCTTCGGATCGGTCCATAGCAGAAGCCGGCCGAAGGCGAACGCCAGCACATCGTCACGCTCAAGAGCAGCCCACACAGCAGCCGGCTCCGGCGCAACACCTCGTGCAGCACACACTCGCCGGGCGTGGTCACGGCTCGATGGGTGATTCAGCACGCCACGCACGCCACCGCCCTGCTCGAACTGCAGCAGCCCGCGGGCCGGGCCGGCCGGCCACTGGCGCCGGCGCTGCTCGGGATCTTCCTGCTGCGTGATAGCCAGCAGCATAATCTCAGCCGCCTGGCTCGACATCCGCGCAGGCAGCAGCGCGAGAGCGGGCGCTATGGCTCGCTCCCGTATTTCAGAGAGGGTCATGGGGATTCCTTTCGGGCAATAAAAAACCCGCCGAAGCGGGTAGGTGTTTGCAGGGCCAGTTAGGCTGGCCAGCCCTCATCCATCATTTCTGGCGTGAACGCGCCATCAGCTAGCGCGTCGAGCAGCGCGGACTCGCGGTCGAAGCACGCCTGAACGTGAGCGCGTACGGCTGATGCCACGGCGATGATCTGCTCGGCGGTCATATCGACAAAGCCGGCCGGCGTTTTCCAGCGCAGGGAGTAGGCCGGATCGAGCACGGCCTGCACCGTTGCGCCAGTGATCAGCGCCTGGCTATCGCGCCCGGTGTCGATCTGCATGCCTGATATGGTGATACCGGCGACCTCTGCCTTATAGCGACGAGCGGCGATATCGGCTGCCGCCCGGTCTTGCTCAGCTTGGGCTTGCGCCGCTTCGTCGAGCACCCAACCATCGATCTGCCAGACGTGCCACGCGCTGGGACGGGGCTCGCTAGTGAGCCCATCAGGCAGCTCGCCCAGTTGGTCGTGCTGCTGAGCCACGCCGGTTGCCGTGCTATAGACAGTGCCGCGATGATTGGCGAGTTGCGTCGGGACACCCTCAACAAGCGCCCATATGTGACCGGCTGATGGCTCAGTTAGCGGCTCAGGCAGGTCGATGGCATTGCTCGGCATTTGCACGCCGAGGCCGGGGATAACAGGGAGTTCCACAGGGCCGCTCAGGACGCCCAGCTTGTCGGTGATGTAGATAGTCATGGGCACCTCAGATCAGTTTGATTCTGCCAGGGTAGGCGATGTTTAGAGGGCGTGTCTCCGACCCGGAGGCAATAACTGCCAAGCCTTCGTTTGCTTTCAGATATCCGAGCCCATGTGAGGTCCCATTGGGCCAGCTGTATTGCGATTGGGATATCTGGCCAACGTTTACGGTTGCACGCAGAGAGTCAGCTTGACGGCTACCACCAGCTCGCCCTGTATCTATCCCCCGCCCGTCGTCCAGTACTCGCAAAAACTCGCCCCGGCCCTCTGGTCCTCGGAACGTCGCCACGCCATCCCCACTGGTCCAGCCACCCTCCATGCCTACCCGCGCGGCCTCGGTCGTCAGCATTCCAGACTGCTGCGCGTGGTCCCACAGCCAGGGCCAATCCGCACGAATCAACTCCGAGCCGCTCAACGCCCCGTAGCCGCCTGGGGCAAACACGGTAGTGGTCTCGAAAACGGGACGGCCCAACGGCGTAGTGTCGTGCCGGCCGATCGGCCACCAACTACCCTGACCATCGCTGCGCAAATGCCACCAGTCGCCGGCGCCCATCAGTACCGTGAAGGGATAGCCCTCGCTGGCCAAGTGGGTATGGAACTTGATTTTGTCGGTACCGGCCGCTTGGATCTTCAGGCGGTTGCCAGTGTTGTCAGTACGACGAATGATGATGTCGCGCACACCCAGCAGGGCGTCGCTATACGGAAGGGTGGCTGTAAGCGCCGCGCCGCTTGCATCGGCCAGCAACAGACCCATCTGGGCGGAGGTCAGCACTGTGCTGGCTGCAATGCTCAAAATGACGCCGCTAGCAATAACCCGATCTTCCACCCAATGCCCGGCATCATACGCGCCGCCCGGCTCTACCCCCGTATTTGCAATTGCTGCGATCCAGTTTTTGTCGCCATTGCGCACTCTCGCGCCAGTTTTGTACGGCGCATCGCCGAACCACTGCATGGCCCCATTCTGCTCGATCTCTGCCAGCGCCTCGTCAACCCGGTTATGCCACCAGTTTTCCCATTTAGCCTCGGGCGGATCTTCTGCAGCGCCCCCCGCCCAGCCGCGATCAATGAGCGCATCGGTCGGTCGCTCGAACTGCGACGGTACGCTGGCCCATCGTTTGGTAAAACTATCGCTTCTCGCCATCTCTAGTGCTCCTTAAGCGGGCGTGACGTAACGACCCACGCCGTATGGCTGGGCTGAGAAAGTGCCTTTGTAGGCGAAGGGGTATTCGTTCTTTGCGATTTTGCGAATTTTCACGCCTTGCGGGCGCGGGATGATGTCGAACTCTTGGACGAGAACGAGCAGGTTCGCCGCCACGCCCTCTTCCAGCCAGACGGTGGCCATGCTCATGTTCTGCGCATCGATGACAGTGCTATCCACGCCGAAGATGAAGTCGACAGCAGCCTTCACATCATCCAGCGTCGCCGAGCCGTTGTTGCGCATGATCTTGGCCTTGATCAGTACGCGGTACAGGTAGTCCGGCAGTATGATTGTAGGCAGTTCCGTGCCGGGCTCTCGATATGGCGCGGTGTCGTAGGGTTGCGCGCCGATCGTTCCGTTGTAGGCGAACACCTGCAATGCGTCGGAACGGATGCGCGGTCGCTCGATACCAGCGATGCGGCCGATGATGTCCAGCTGATGACCGGACGCCGCATCTATGTCGAGCAAATCAATGACCTGGCCGAGCGGCCTCTCGATACGCTCCTGCGCCATCTTCGGCAGGATTTGCAGCCACTCGCGCATTTTCGGCGCGTTGCGGTACTGCCAGTACACTCGAGAAAGTGCTTTCTTGGCGTGATCCATCAGGCATACTCCACCGTGATGTTCGCCGCATCGAGCGTGCCGAGCTGGTTGAATTCCAGCGGCAGCACCTGGCTATCAATCGTGCCGGCGTCGAAGCCGAGCATGATCGACTGCACGTAGCCATTACCTGCGACGATGAAGTTCACCGGCGTGTAAAGCCGCCCTGCCGCCACGTTTTCACCGATGCGGAATCCTTCGCGGTTGAAACCCGACTGACTCTGGAAGCCCAGCAGCGAGTAGGCCACCATCTCGTTCTTAATCCGCACTTTGTCCTGTTCAGATAGCGTGCTGCTTGCGATCTGGACGAGCGCATAGACCGAGATCAGTTCAGGCCGAAAGAATGTGATGTTGACCGGCTGCCCTTTCGGCGTGGTCGTGTCGGCGGTGATCTTGTTGGGAAAGGCGCTGTCGCGATTCAGGCCGCAGCCAGGGTTTTTGCGTGATGCGATAGCCTTCAGCACATCCTCATCACTGCCGCCATCGACGAAGATCGCGACCGAATGGCCTGCTACGCCGTCGGCATCTGGCGAATCCTCGGAGTTCTCGAAGACCTTCACCTGCTTGACGCCATCCACATCGCCGACGGCTGCATAAAGGTTGTCCACCTGGTTCGAGCCAGGCAGCGCCACCGAGGCATTGCGCCGCGCCCTGAATGCCTCGTCGCGCTCTTCGTCAAGCCCCAGCGATGCGGCGGCAAGGTTCGTGACCGACTGCAGGCCGCCAACAGGTGTTGCGATGACCGAGAGGTCGCCTGGCGATGCGGTGGCCGCGCCGACCTCGATGCACGTCACGCCAACGGAAGCCACTCCGCCCGCGATGGTGACTTCACCGTCCGTTGACCAGAGCGTATCAGTGGCCTTGTTGCGAATGCGTGTGCCAGTCGGAATGACCGTGCCATCCACGCCCGTGAACGAGACGGTTGCGGTCGAAAAGGTCGCATCCTGCCGAGTCAATCCGGCAAACATCGCAATGCGGTCAAGCTGCTGGCCGATAGCGCTTTGCGGGTCGACCGACTGGTATGCAAAAGTAACTTGCTCGTCGAGGTTGGCCAGCGTCTCGCACCATGCGGCGATTGCCAGTCCGTCCGGCGACTCCGGGTTGATGTTCCAGGCGTCGTCGATATCCAGATAGCGCGCCCGCATGGCCGTCAGGTATTCGCTGAGCGACGTACCCGTAACGCCTGCCGCTGTGATTTCGGCCATTTATCATTCTCCAGG